TTCTAGAGCAGACATAATCATTGCAGATGACGTAGAAGTCCCTAACAATTCTATGACTCACATGATGAGAGAGAAGCTGTATGAGACTGTTAAAGAATTTGATGCTGTGTTAAAGCCTGATGGAAAGATTATTTACTTAGGTACACCTCAGAATGAGATGTCCTTATACAACATACTGCTTACTCGTGGTTATGACATGAGGATATGGACAGCACGTTACCCTACTCTAGAACGAGCAGAGAAAGCCTATGGGGGTAGGTTAGCACCTCTCTTGTATGATTCTATGCAAAAGGAGCAAAAGGCTCTGTATGGGCTTCCTACAGACCCTAAACGGTTTGATGATGAAGACTTGTTGGAAAGAGAGCTTTCATATGGTCGTTCAGGTTTTGCATTGCAATTCATGTTAGACACATCTTTGAGTGATTCCAACAAATACCCACTCAAGTTAAGTGACTTAATCATATATAGCTGTGATAAGGACACTGCTCCTGAGAAAGTAGTCTATGGTATTATGAAACCCATGTTAGACATTCCTAACGTAGGTTTAGCAGGTGATAAGTTCTATGCTCCAGAAGATACTATAGGTAGGTTAGACTATCAAGGCTCTATATTAGCTATTGACCCCTCTGGTAGAGGTAGTGATGAAACAGCTTATGCAGTTGTCAAGATGTTAAACGGATACTTATACGTTACTGATGCAGGAGGAGTAGCAGGAGGTTACTCTGAGAGTACACTGCAGCACCTAACAGACTTAGCAAAGATAAACAAGGTTAACATGGTACTTGTTGAGAGTAACTTTGGTGACGGTATGTTCACAGAACTACTAAAGCCATACCTACTTAAGACACATCCTTGTACGTTAGAAGAGGTTAGACATAGTAAACAGAAGGAAAACAGGATTATAGATACCCTAGAGCCTGTTATGAACCAGCATAGACTTGTTATAGACCCTAAGGTCATACAAAAAGACTATGATAGTGTACAGTCTATGCCACCTGATGTAGGTATTAAGTACATGTTAACGTATCAAATGACACGTATAACTAAAGTTAGAGGAGCATTAGCCCATGATGACAGGCTTGACGTACTTGCTATGGCAGTCCAATACTGGGTTGACCAGATGGCTGCTGATGCAGATACAGAAATACGAACAAGAAAAGAAGAACTACTAGAGTTAGAACTAGATAAATTCATGTCTAACCTCAATATGAGCAAGGAAAAGCCTGTTCAACAGAGTTGGATAGAGTTCTAAAGTTACAACCAAGATAGACTCCCTTTCACATATATAACTATATACTGGTCAGATATCCATTGTTATAGGGAGTTTAACTTGTTTGACGGTGTTTAGACCTACTGCTGCTACTAGGAGTTTAACATACTGGTTGTATTTTGGTAGAAAAATCTGAAACAGTATTTAACTTAGAGGACACGCCCAACTCCCCCACGCACACGTTAAAAAAGGTTCACGTTCCTTTAAATATGTTGCTCATTTGCAACACTAGTGTGACATTTTTAACACACTCATCACCAGCTGGGAACATGTGTGACATTTTTATCACATGTTTATGTCTCTCTCTATCTATTCTTTTTCAATACTGTTTTTTGTTATACTATATTATATATATCTCATTCAGCTGAACACCTTTTAAACACGTTTTAAAGCTCATAGAGCAATGTTTATTGCTTAGGGTATCATTAGTTATAAAATTTAATTTCAACGTTTTTGTTGTCCAGTCTACGTTTCAGCCTACTCAAAAAAAAGTTTAATTTTTTTATCTTTTTTGTTTGACTTCTTTTTCATTATCTGATCTAAAATAAAACAAGAGAATAACGCAGATAAATAATACTTAACAATGTTAACTAAACAAGGAGAAACAAAAATGATAGATAGAAAAGCTTTTAAATATTTAGAAATAAAAGAATACTTTGAGGACTTCTTAAAAGAAAACTCAAACCATCTTGAAGAGATAGGAGAAGATTTACATCATGAATGTTTTAATACTGATTATTATATAATTGGGACTTATAAAGCTGAGAAATGGTTAGAAGATCAAGTCTTTAGTATTATCAATATTGTTAAAGCTTATGAGCAATTCAATTTTGGTGAAGTCACAACAGATTTAGCTAACCCAGAACAAGTTGTTAATATGTACGTTTACATAGTAGGAGAGCACATAGTGCAAGATTACTTTGCAAACTACCATTGGAGAAAAGCAAGAGAGATTGCTTAACTTATTACTCTTATAGGCTAGGAGCTTTCCTAGTCTATGGGAGCTATAAGAAAGCTCACTAAAAGTAACAATAACAAAAGGAGAAACAACAATGTTTAAAACAAAAACTTTAAAACTTTTTAACGTACCTTTAGCAGTCTTTGCAACTCGTACAAGGGTGTATAAATCTAGATGGCAGTTTACCAACGGAGACACGTTTAAAGGTGTTCACATGGGAAAGAAAAGCTATTACATATCTATTCCTATGCTATCAAGTAGGAAGTTTGGAGGAACTGCAGATATAATTTCACAATAAACTTGACCTAGTGCAATTCTTTTGATAGGGTTGCACTAGTAACAACTTAACCGACTAATGGAGAATAATATGCAAGTGTCTAATATGTATAGTAACAATGGTAATAAAGTAGCTAATCAATTTATAATAACAGACGGAGTGACTGACTACTTCCAATCTTACAACAGTATGATAGTTAAAAGAATTGACGACCAAGTTTATCTTGATGAACATTACTGGGATTACTCAAAGACAACTGGTAAATATAGAAACATGTTTTTAAATGAGACTAAGAAAGACACAGAGAAGAAGATAAAAGATGGTACTTACATCTTAACCAACTTAAACTAGGAGGTACTACGTATGACAGATAAAGAGATGTTGTGGTTGTTGTTTAAGGATATGACAACCACAGAGATACAAAGATATAACCTAGCTCATGGACTAGTAGGAAGTGAGCAACTAACAAGACAACAGATTGACAGTTGGAGGTACTAATGAAGGATGAAGATTTAGCATGGACTGTATTTAGAGATGGACTATTATTTATATTCATGCTAGTAGTAACTATGGGTTTTATAAATCCATTCAGTAGCTACTACACGTGGTGGAATTTATTATATATGATTAACAACTAGAAGGAGAGAGTAATGAAACTAAGTAAGATAATAAAAACAATAGAAGTAATAGAAGAGAAGAGAGTACCTAATGATATACTGGAGGGGTTTCTGTATCACTCAGCAAGTAGAGAAGAACCTATTCAGATACATGATATGGATATTGTACATTTAGTAAGGGCTTTTAAAAGTGCTTTACATAAGTTAGACAATCAAGTTAAAATAACAGACGTATTAAATAGTAGATTAAACAGTAGGAGTTAAGCAGTATGAAACATTGGAAAACTGGAGAAGACATGGGACATGGATACCAATACAATAGGGCAGAGCATGAGCAGTATCAGTATAATTCTCTTATCAAAGTTAAACCATACGAAGAGAATACTATGAGGACTATGTATTTAGCTAGGGACATATGGACTAATGACCAACTGATAGAGCTGAGAGATTGTCTTAATGATTACATTAACGAGAGAGAGGAGACACAATGAGTATGTACATAGAACCAATAGACGGAACAGAACATCTAGTAGATGTTGTAGCTGAGTTTAAGTCAGCACGTAAACAACAGTATGACTATGAGTGGGACGAAAACTCAGAGCAAGCAGAATTTTATAGACAACGTGCAACCTATTATGGTAGGCTTAAAGATGAGGGGGTACTGTATGACCCCAAGTTTTAAAGAGCTTAACACAACGTTAATCATTGAGGAGCTAAAGGAGATGGAGTATGACTGAGCCGCTAACTTTAATGGAGAGACTAGCAGTAGAAATGCAAGACCTCATTACTAGTAGTGAGAGAGACAAGCGAGAGATTGCATGGCTAAGAGGAGAGATGGAGAAGAGAGAGGAGTTAACTAAGAAGTACATGGATAGTAAGTATGAAGACGTTGAAGACAAGTACATCAAGGACACAAAGTTTAGAAAAGCTATCAACGAATACGTTAAGCAATGGATAGTAGACAATGCTTGTACGTGTGAGTGTGATGAGTGGGAGACCTTCTACTGGAAGGGTAGAGCCTACGACCTTAACATCTTTGTGAAGGATGATGTAGAAGAACCAACTGTACATGATGTACAAGCTACAGTATATGCAGTAGGATTTGATGGAGTTAGTTTAAACTGTGACACATCTAATGGGTGTGTGATGGTAGACTTCAGACCAACTGGACTAGAGATTAACAACTATGGAGCACAATAATGACTAAGAAAACTAAACAAAACTTAACAGACGTACAAGTAAAAGCTATACGTGATACGTACAGAGCTATAGATAGTAGCTTGGACATGTTGTTGGACTGTCAAGACATGTACTTGTCTGACGTAAGAGAGTTAGAGAGAGTCAGATGGAAGTTAATGAGTGAGTTTAAATTTTTAACGGAGAAAGATTAACATGAGTAACATATACATACAAATTGATGAGGATACTTACCTATCCATACATCAAGATGAAGAGAGTGGGGTACAAGAGTGTGTACCTATGACATACAAGGATAACACTATGCTAGGACAACCTGTCTACTACTCAACAGTAGATGAACTAGCTGACATACTAGATGATGTAGCACATAAGGACTACTCATTGTTTAACAGTCATCCCAATCAGTTTACATTTACATTTGATGAGGTAACAAATGACAATTAAGAGAGAACTAAGTCAGTACTATGGAGATAGTGAGTGGGGTAGGAGTGCTAAAGTTACCTATGTTGATGATGCTTTAGGTCAGTTCTACTACATCACACAGTTTCAAGACAACAAACTAGTAAGGAAGTTAGCAGTCAGTACTGAAAGAGAAGCAGAAATAATAGCAGAAGATTGGACTCTATCTAATCCAATCGTAGTTAAAGGAGAAGACTAATGAGTAGGAATATATATGATGATGCTTACCTAATGGGGTATCACAATGGTTACCATGATGTAGGTTATCTTAATCCATACCATAAGCATGGTACACCTCAGTATCACATCAAGTATTTGAATGGACATAAGGATGGTTGTTCTTTGAAGAGGGATGAGGAGTTTACTGAGTTACTAGAAGAAGAAGTAGCAAGGAATAATGAATGGATAACAATGTATAACACGAAGGAGAGAGTATGACTAATACGTTCATGGTACTATGGATTGTTATGATGGCTACAGTCTCAGGTATAGGATATTGTACTAAGTATAACATGATAGGTGTACAGTTTTTACTAATGTTATTAGGTGTAATTGTACTAGGTGTGTCAGGTATAACGGAGTACCTATAGTTAATAATGTTAAAGGGAGTCTATCTTGGTTGTAACTTTAGAAACAGAACAGTCCCTAATTGAGGAACAACTTCAACTAGAGACTGACATGATGACAGGTGGAATACAAAGGTTTAACAAAGGGTTGAATGTGGCAGTTGAAAAGGGAAAGGAATCACACACATCACATGGAAGAGCTATAGTATCTAGGCTAGTACAAACTGTGACAGGTGCAGTTGTACAGTTCATTAAGAATCCTACTAATACCTCACGAGATATTGCGTGGAAAAATTTAAAGGACATGGATGCAGAACAAGTTGCATACCTTGCACTTGTAACACTAGTGGATTCAATTAGTAGAAAGAATACTCTACTGTATGTAGCTAGAACTATGGGTAGTAACCTTGAGATACAAGATAGGTTAGACAAATGGATACACTCTGAAGGAGACGTAGCTAACAACACAATCAAGCTTGCTATGAAGAAAGCATATGGAGCTAGAAGGTTTGGTCTAACTAATAAGATGAACAAGGATGGCTACAAGAATACTGAGTGGCTCAAGTCTGAACGTGTACACGTAGGGTTTAAGTTGATTGACTTAATCATACAGAGTACAGGTATCATCAAGCTTGACACACAGCAGACTGAAAGGAAGAGACGTGCAACCTACGTTGTACCAACTCAAGATACACTTGATTGGATTAAGGCATTCAATGAGTACATGCAAGGCTCACGTCCAAGATACTTACCTTGTGTAATACCACCTAAAGATTGGACATCAGTTAAGGGTGGAGGTTATCATGGACATGACATAGATGAACTACCTATTGTAAGGAGAAAGTAATGGGATTAAAGACACACTTAACTAGACTATCTGAACAAGACTTGACTGCTGAGTATGCTTGTCTCAATGCACTACAACAAACTGAGTGGAGGATTAATCAGAACGTACTCAAAGTTATACGTCAGATGTGGGAGAGTGGGCAAGAGGTAGGTAACTTACCTGCAAGGGAGGACACACCTCTACCTAACTACCACTTCAGTAAAGAACCTAGTGAGATGAATGAGGAAGAGAAATCTACATTCAGAATATGGTCACGTAAACGTGCTGAGATTTACTCAAGTAATAATCGTAGTGTCAGTAAACGTATACAAGTTGAACGTACCTTACAGGTAGCTGAACAGTTCTGTAAGTATGAGAAGTTCTACTACGTATGGCAGAATGATTTCCGTTCACGTAAGTATGCAAGCAGTACATTCCTCACACCTCAGTCAGCTGATTGGAGTAAGAGTCTACTAGAGTTTGGTTATCCTGTACCTATTGATAGTTGGGATGATGCAAGGTGGCTGTGTATACATGGTGCAAACCTGTATGGTAATGATAAGATAACGTTAGACAAACGTGAAGCATGGGCATGGGAGTATGTAGATGAGGCACATAGGATAGCAGACAATCCCTTTGATAACCAAGCTTGGCTTGAGGCAGACAAACCATTCCAGTTCCTAGCTTGGTGTTATGAGATGTCAGCCCTAGCTAAGTTTGGTTGGGGTTATGAGAGTAGGTTACCTGTCTCAGCAGATGGTAGTTGCAACGGATTACAGCACCTCTCAGCTATACTAAGAGATGAGGTAGGGGGTGTAGCTACTAACTTAATATCTTCTGCTGTACCTCAAGATATTTATACACAGGTAGCTGACCAAGCTATACAACGTATACGAGAGGAGGACACAGAACTAGGTAGGAAATGTTTAGAGTTTGGTATTGATAGGAAGTTAGCTAAGAGACCTGTTATGATTGTACCTTACTCAGGTACTAAACATGCTTGTCGTGCATACATAGAAGAAGCTATCAAGGATAAGATAAAGGAAGGCACACCCAACATCTTTGGTGATGACCTATTCAATGTCACTCACTACCTAGCAGGTCACATATGGGACAGCATTAGTGGTGTGATTGTGTCAGCACGTAAGGTGATGGACTACATTAAGAGTGTAGGAGATGTGTACTCTAACATGGGTCAACACATGGAGTGGGTCACACCTACAGGTTGGTTAGTTATGCAACAGTATAATGAACTAGAACAGAAGAGGATAAAGACACACATCAATGGTGACATAGTATCTCTATCCTTTCCTAAAGATAAGCAAGACAAAGTTAATAAGCAGAGGACAGGGTTAGGTAGTAGTCCTAACTTCATCCATAGTTTAGATGCCTCTGCTATGACACGTACTATTAACGAAGCTACTAAGGTAGGTATTGTAGACTTTGCTATGGTACATGACAGCTATGGTACACATAGTAGCATGATGCCACAGCTATCTGAGATACTACGTGAACAGTTCGTTAGTATGTATGAAGAGCATGATGTTCTTGATGAACTCAGGACTCATGCAATCAAGACTCTAGGTACTGAGGATGTTCCTCTACCACCAAGTAAAGGTAACCTAGATATCCGTAACGTATTGAAATCAGACTATTTCTTTGCTTGATTTCTAAAGTTACAACCTAGCCAGTTGGCAAAACAAATAGCAATAAGGAGTTATATATGCTAGTAATAAAAGGAAAGTCCCTATGGGCAAAAGTCTTTGAGCCTGACACAAGGTTCGTTGATGATGGAGAATATTCTACTTCAGTAATTGTACCTGAGGCAGAAGCAGCACAAGTTTGTGAACAACTAGAAGCACTCATCGATGAGGAGTTCAATAAGGTTGTCAAGGAGAAGCCACAGCTAAAGGCAAACCTGTCCAAACGTCCTGTAACTGAGCCAGACTTTGACCAAGATGGTAATGAGACAGGTAATGTTGTATTCAAAACTAAACTTAAGGCTAAGATAAAAGGTAAGAACGGTCAGAGCTACAAGCAGAAGGTTAACGTTGTAGATGCTAAACGTAACCCAATGTTAGGAGGTCAGTTAATAGGTAATGGTTCACTTGTTAAGGTAGCTGTTGAACCTGTAGCCTACATGATGCAGTCCACTAAACAAGTAGGTGTATCTCTTAGACTAAAAGCTATGCAAGTCCTTGACTTGGTTGAGCATGGCACACCTAATTCTATCTTTGATGAGGAAGAAGGGTTTGTTGCCAAAGCTATAGAGAAAGATAACTCTGCAGTTTTTGATGACATAGATACTGATGGTACTGCTGATGACGAAGGGGACTTTTGAGGCAAGGGTCATTGCAGACCTAGTAGCACGTGACATTCCACATGTGTATGAGCCTGAGAAGATGGCATACTTTGTGGAACGTCACTATGTTCCTGACTTAAAGATAGGCAAGATGATAGTGGAGCTTAAAGGATACTTCAGACAAGACAGTCAACGTAAGATGAAGGCTGTCAAGGCACAGTACCCTGACTTAGATATACGATTTGTATTTCAAAAGGCAAGCTCCACTATACAAGGAGCTAAGAAAAGAAAGGATGGTTCTAAGATGACCTGTCAAGAATGGGCTGACCGTAATGGTTTTATATGGGCAGAAGAAACAATACCAAAGGAGTGGTTGAAATGAGTGTGATAGATGTTAAAGACATGATTGAAACTGATGTGGACTTACAAGCAGAGTTTACTAAGCAAGGTCTAAGTGTGTCTGTCATCATAGGTGATGAGGAGATAGAACATACATCTACTTATGAGGACATGGCTATTGATATGGTGGGTGACTCTGAGAAGTATGACAATGATACACTCAAGAAGATTGCTCAAGGTTTAGATTACATGTCTAAGTTTATAAAGGAGTCAATAGGTAAGGATGAATGATAGTGAGTTCATAAGACATGAAAAGTGTCCTCACTGTGGCAGTAGTGATGCCAATGCTTTGTATACTGATGGTCATCACTACTGTTTCTCTTGTCAAGTATCAACAAAAGCACAAGGTAATGAAGGAGTGATAGCAGTGACTACACAGAAGAGTAACTTTGCTTTCCTACCCATTGAGGTAAAGGCATTAAACAAAAGGAAGATAACTGAGAAGACAGCAAGACACTGGCAGTATGGTGTAGCTATCTATAAGGATAAGAAGGTACATGTAGCTAACTACTATGATAGAGAGGGCACACTCCAAGCACAGAAGGTAAGACTTCGTAACAAGGACTTCCTTGTTTTAGGTGACATGAAGAAGATTGGACTATATGGTGAACACCTCTGTCGTGATAAGGGTAAGATGATTACCATTGTTGAAGGTGAGTTAGATGCTCTGTCATTGAGTCAAGTCTTTGACAACAAGTGGGCAGTTGTAAGTGTTCCCTCAGGTGTAGACTCTGCTAAGAAAGCTGTGTCTAAATCTCTTGAATGGCTGTGTAACTATGACAGTATTGTTATCATGTTTGATAATGATGAGCATGGTCAAAAAGCAGCAAAGGAAGTAGCTAGTATACTACCACCTAGTAAGGCTAAGATAGCCCAGCTACCTCTCAAGGATGCCAGTGATATGTTACAGGCAGGAAGACAGGAGGAACTCATTGATGCAGTATGGGCTGCTAAGACATACAGACCTGATGGTATCATAGCAGGTACTGATGTATGGGAACTGATTACTGCTGAAGATGATAAGCACTCTGTCTCTTATCCTTATGCAGGTATACAAGAGAAGACAGGTGGTTGTCGTAAGGGTGAGATTGTAACACTCACTGCAGGTAGTGGCATAGGTAAGTCACAACTAGCTAGAGAGTTTGCTTACTCCTTCATCATGCAGGGACAGACAGTAGGGTACATAGCATTGGAAGAGAATGTTAAACGTACCTCACTTGGTTTGATGTCCATTGACTTAAACAAACCACTACATCTACAATCAAATGATGTACCTAAAGAAGAACTAAAGGAAGCTTTTGATAATACAGTTGGTTCAGGTAGGGTGTACATGTATGACCATTGGGGTTCAACTGACTCTGAAAATCTACTATCTAAAATCAGATACCTAGTCAGAGGATGCCAAGTTGATTATGTTATACTTGACCACATTAGTATTGTTGTGAGTGGACTAGAAGGAGGAGATGAAAGACGTATCATTGACAACACTATGACTAAGTTACGTTCACTAGTAGAAGAACTAAACTGTGGTATGATACTAGTGTCACATCTTAAGAGACCTTCAGGTGACAGAGGACATGAGGATGGAGCACAGACTTCTATGTCACAGCTTAGAGGTAGTGCTGCAATAGGTCAGCTGTCTGATATGGTCATAGGATTAGAACGTAACCAACAAGACAAAGACAAACCTAACGTAAGTCAGGTTAGAGTATTGAAGAACAGATGGTCTGGTGAGACAGGCTTGAGTTGTTCATTAGAGTATAACACAGAGACAGGGAGAATGAATGAGGTACACTTCCCTGATGAAGAAGAATTAGAATTCTAAACAGTGCAGAGACACAAGGAGAAACAATGGAATTAATATTTGATATAGAAGCAGACAACTTACTTGATGATGTAACTACTGTGTGGTGCATAGTATGCAGAGATAAGGATACAGAAAAGGTATACACCTTTGAACCCCACCAAATAAAAGAAGGGCTTGTGTTCCTATCAAAAGCAGATGCTCTCATTGGTCATAACATTATTGACTATGACTTAAGAGTACTCAAGAAGTTGTATGACTTTGACTACACAGGTAAAGTAATAGATACCTTAGTATGTTCAAGAACTATATGGTGTGACGTAAGAGAGATGGACGTTGAGCTAAGTAAAACAAATAACTTTCCTTCTAAACTTATGGGCAGTCATAGCCTTAAGGCATGGGGATACAGATTAGGAGAACTAAAAGGTGAGTTCAATGTGGGCAGTGAGAGCTTTGGAGAGTATACCCAAGACATGTTACACTACTGTATACAAGACACGAAGGTTACAGCCAAACTGTATTCTAAAATTACTGAAAAAAATTTTAGTAAAAAAGCACTAGACTTAGAGACTGAGATACATACTTTACTATTACAACAACAGGAATATGGTTTTCCTTTTGATGTAGAAGCAGCTAAAGAATTGTGGTACAAGTTAGTCTCACGTAAATCAGAGCTTGAAGAAGAACTAGTTAATAACTTTGAACCTACTATCGTAGAGTTAAAGACTAAGACTAAGACAATCCCATTCAATCCTGCTTCACGTATGCAGATAGCAGACAGACTAATGAAGAGAGGATGGAAACCTAAAGCCTTTACTGATAGTGGTGAGCCTAAAGTTGATGAAGCTGTACTCTCAAGTATTGATATGCCTGAGGCTAAGATGCTTAACGAGTACCTACTCCTTAATAAAAGGTTAGGTCAGTTAGCTACAGGTAATCAGGCTTGGCTGAAGATGGAGAAGGAAGGCAGACTGCATGGACGTGTTAATCATATGGGTGCTGTTACTTCTCGTTGTACTCATTCCAACCCTAATGTTGCACAAGTTCCTAGTGTTGGTGCACCCTATGGTAAAGAATGTAGGTCACTCTTCTATGCTCCTACTGGCTATAGTCTTCTTGGTGCTGATGCCAGTGGTCTTGAGCTACGGTGTCTTGCTCACTACATGGCTGCTTATGATGATGGTTCTTATGCTAACACAGTAGTCAACGGTGACATACATACTATCAATCAAGAAGCAGCAGGTCTACCTACTAGAAATAATGCCAAGACTTTTATCTACGGATTCTTGTATGGGTCAGGTGATGAGAAGACAGGTAAGATAATAGGTAAGGGAGCTAAAGAAGGTAGAGCAATCAAGAAGAAGTTCTTGAAGAAACTACCTGCACTTAAGTATCTCAAGGATGCAGTATCAGAAGCAGCAGATGAAAGAGGTTGGGTCAAAGGATTAGATGGACGTATTATACCTGTCAGGCATAGTCATGCTTCACTTAATACTTTGTTACAATCAGCAGGTGCACTGGTGTGTAAGACTTGGTATGTCTTCATAGCTAGGGCTATAAAAGAACAAGGACTTGATGCAAAGATTGTAGCATTCATTCACGATGAGGTACAACTACTAGTAAAGAAAGGGCAAGAGGATGACACAGGGAGACTTATTCAAGGATGTATGCACAGAGTTGAAAGACACTTCAAGTTCAGATGCAAACTTGACAGTGATTACAAGTATGGACGAAACTGGGCAGACACTCATTGAGGCAGTGACATGTAATGTATGTGATGTGATGCAACCTATAACTAACTTTTCAGTTAGGCTATCAGGTGAAATAAAAAGAAAGTGTAGGTCTTGTAAATCAGGTCAAGAAAGAGTAGTACAAAGACTTAGGAAAGAGAACCCTTATCCACCTGAGGATTACTGTTGTCCTATCTGTGAAAGAGATATAAAAGAGATAGGTAAGTATGGTCAACCTAGACTACAACGTTGGGTACTAGACCACTGCCATGATACTGATACATTCAGAGGTTGGTTATGTGGTAACTGTAACACAGGATTAGGTGGCTTCAAGGATGATAAAGATAAAGTACTGAGAGCTTACGAATATTTGAAAGGACATAAACC